ATAACTACTTTACCCATTTGATTCAATGCTTCATTAATATCGTCTAACTTACTTTTTATTCTTCGCTGTGCATATTCGTCAATAGCAACAGTCCCTCTATATGTGGAAGGAGCAGAACTTGGATCGCCTTGACTTAATGGATGAATACCTAATATTTGATATATACTTCCTTTAGCATCTTCTCTATTTTTATATAATTCATTAGGTAAAGGAACTGGCCCAGCTACAATAGGTTGCCCAAGTTCTGGATCATATTCAATTACACCAGTCCCTGCTCTTGCCCATTCTTCCTCCAATTCCCTCCGATTCATTGAACCCCTTGGAATAAGAAGCTTGGTGTTGGTAGAAGAAGAAGCGTGAGCGATTATCAGAGATGTCAGCTTGTTAATATACTCTTGAATAGGCTTCA